TAAAAATTGCTGTATCTAGACTATCTGTTTTGGCAATATCGCCATTTTCAATATCTAAATCCCAATAATTTTTATCTTGATTTAATTTAAAATCTATTGCCATTTTTTTAAAAAGTTTTATTATTTAATTTATAAAAATTTATAAAAATTAACAACCCTAAAAACTATGATTATAAAAGGCTACATAACCAAGACTGATGGCACATACGCTACAGTTGTTTCATATCAAAACGAAATTTTTGATGATGTTTTATTAATTTATCCTTATGGGTCGCAAAGCCATATTAAGCCAAGCGAGTCAACCCTTGTTTTATTATTTGGTGGGCTTGGAAGTAAAACAAATTTGTTCGGTATTCCTTACGATGTCTTAACGCAATCAACATTAGAACAAGGTGATAGTGAAATAAAAAATAGAGTTTCTAATAACGGTTTTAAAGCTGGTAAAAGTAAAAACACTATAACAGGCGATACAGATTGTGATAAATCTTTTAATGCCGTCTCTTATAAAGTAAATAATATTAAAGTTGTTGGGAGTCAACAAGCAACAATTGCTAATCCTGCGGGTGGAGTTATAATAGACGCTGAATCTCGAGTCGCAATTACTAGCATAATTACCGCTTTAAAAGCTCATGGATTAATTGCTTAAGAAATTAAACCAGTTGCGAAACTATTGCTAAAGCTTTTAACTCCCGATGTACTAAATGCACCTTTTTCAACAATATCTAAAGTTGTAAATGATCCTTGTAAACTTTGTGAAAATTCTACTCCCTGAATTAAAAAAGCTCCTGTAATTTGAGCGGTATAATCGATTATATCAACTAATGTGTTCGGTTGCCAAATTGTTTTGTTGCTTGAATAAAAACCAATAACCTTACAAGTATATCTTGACCCTTTTGCGCGCCTTAAATTAACATTCCATTCAGCTAAAGCCTTTAAAGATTTTGATTGTGAGGCTGTATCCATTGAAAGAATTTTGCGTCTAGTTTTTCTTATTTGTGAATCAGTTGCAGTTCCTTTTTGTGATATACTTGTTTTTGTGTGCGATTTATTATTTCCTTGCGAATAAACTTGAATAATATTAAATCTATCGACGCTTGAAAGGGTTAATTGTGCTGACAAAATATTGTTATCAGAAGTGAAATTATTAATTAACATATTTTTAACAACATTATCATCTTCTCTAATAATCGATAAATTTCCTTCTGGATTTATTTTTAATAAAACTTGTAATTTTTTTGCGTATCTATCTAAAAAATCAAAAATACTTTCATTATTTTCTGTTTTAATTATTTCAGTTGGCTCTAAATTAAGTATTCCAACTTCATTAATTACATTTACAAAAGTAAATCCATTATCTTTTAAAACAATATTCACCAATTTCTCAAAATTTCTTTGAGAATATGATTTTTGCAATATCGATGAATCAATTATATCACCTCCAATATCTCGACCCGATACAGTTATTGAATGTGAATCTGCTGAATATGAAATATCCAATTGCTCAATATATCCTGTTATTCTTAAATAATCATCAATATATACTTTTGCTTGTTGCTGTAGTTTTAAATTATTTTGTATTAAACCTAAATTATTTTCTTTAACGGTTGTTGAAAATGAAAATGATGAGCAAAAACTTTCTAATGAACTATTGACCGCAATATCAATAAATCCTTCGTATCTAACGCCGTTTACTTCAAGATATATATTATCAGACATTTGTTAATATTTTTATTGTTCCCTGAATCTTTGAGGTATCTCCAAAGTTATTTAAAAGTCTAATTGTTTCTTTTTGATCTAAAGAGCCATAAAGTTTATAGGTTAAACAATTTAGACTAATTGGATTAAAAACTTCGTAATTTGCAATATTTGGAAGGCTGATTGCTAATTGAGAAAATATATTCGTTGTTTCAATTTTCATTTCAACCAATGTATCGTAAAGACCTTTGTCTATATCTCCTAGCGAATTAAAACCATTCTCTAAATCATCAATAACTTGATTTAGTTCTTGTAAATTTGTGTATTCAATATTAACTGAAGCGTCATAAGCTGTAGCTAAAACAGCAACATTTACAAAGTTATTTATTTGGTCTTGGTTAGCTTTTATATCTAATTGAATTTGCGATTTTCCAACCGCTACTTGATCCCTTTCATTAAATCCAAAAAGTTTTTTTGTTGTTTCAAATAAATCCTTTGAGTTATTGTAAGCAACGCCCATATTATCAAACGCAGTTCTTAGATTTGAAGCAAGAACAGATGGGGCTTGGACTAATTTATTAGCACTTGCTACGATTTGGTTTAATGATGTTGCGAAATCAGCAAAGCTGTCACCAGCCCCTTGGATTTGCTTTGCAACATTATTAATTTTATTCGCTGTTCTTTTTAAAGTTTTTACACCTGAATCAAATTTAGCTTTCGCATTTTTCACGCTTTTAAATCCTGCATCAAAAGCTTTTTCATTATCGCCAAGAATCTTAGATTTTAAATTCGCTAAAAATCCCTTATTGCCATCAATAGCTATCGGTAATATATTAAGCGATGCAACTTCAAATTGGATTGAAAATTTTGTTATTCCCAACTCTTTTATACTTGAATTAAAAGTATAACCAACACAAACAACTTGTAATTCATCAAATTCAGGATGTATTAATGTTCCCACGCCACTTTCATCTAAAGCCTGAATTAAACCATCTCTATCAGCGTAACTCACATTATCATCAGTAAATACATTAAGAGTAAACTTTTTTTCTAACCCGCCATTATCTTCAACATATCTTTCTTTTTTATTTGGATATTCATGAGTTATGGTCTTCCTTCCGCCAGATCCGCTTGAATCTTGATAAAAAAAGTAAGCGTCTCTAAATTGTCCTTCTGGCAAATTCCCTGTGTTAAATACTGTCATTAATACCCCGCAAAAACTGAGTTAATACCAACTGGTAAAAAATTATTAGGTTTTGGAGTAAAGCCAGCGTTAGAACCATTTGGCAAACCCTTAATATTCACATCTAATTGACCACCCGCAGTAAAACTTTGTGATTTATTTATTTGCGATGGTTGATTAATATCAGGTGAGACAAAATTTGCCATTTTTTCAAGTCCTAAAAAGTTTAAAACAACCGCTGAATCACTTCTAAATTTATTAATTAAATCCATTACCATTTTTATTTTTTCTGCAACATAATCAAAAGCACTAGCAAATTTATCTTTTAAAAAATCATAAATTATTATTAACTCGTCTTTAAGGTTATATAAAACAATAGCTAATCTTGCAAATAAAGATAAACCAATACCTAGCGGGGTAAATAAAAAAGCAAATATACCCGCAAGCAATCCAAATCCACTCACTGCTAAACCAACTACGCCTATTAATGAGCCTAGAATTAATGCAACTGGAGTTAATGCAGTTACAATCAATATAGCATAGGTTATAAACTTTTTTGTTTCAGGTGAAAGCGATTTAAACTTTTCGGTTAATTTAGCTATAAAATCAGTAATACTTATTATGTTATCTGACAAATTAATAGCTTTTGCCATCTCCATTCCAAGCTCACCAAGTGCAATACTGACTGAATCTTTTAAAGTAGAAAATAAACCTGAGAGGGTTTTTGACATCCTTTTAGCCCCATTTTCAAATAATCCACCAGCCTTTGTTGCTTTTTCCATTGCTTTTGCAACAACATCAAAACTTAATGCACCGTCTTCTTTCATTTGCATAATTTGTGCTGAAGTCTTCCCTGTTGAATCTTTTAAAATTTTCATTAATGGAACACTATTATTAACAAATTGATTAAAATCCTGTCCTAGCAACCTGCTTGTTGCTGATGTTTGAGAGAATGCGAGTGCCATACCACTCATTTCTCCACCAGAAATTGACGCTATGTCACCTAAAACTTTTATACTTTTCATAGCCTCATCAAATCCCATTCCACCAGTAGACATTAACATATTTAAAGATTTACTGATATCCGCAATTTGAAAGGGTGTATTAGCGGCATATTGAGTTACAGCATCAAAAGCTTTTGCACCCATTTCTGCACTTCCAGTTAATACATCCATGCTTATTCGCAACATTTCAAATTCTGCGGCAGCGCTAAAGGCTGTACTCACAATTAATCCCATAGCTATCGAAATAGGAGCTAATGCTGATCCAATATTTTTAAATGATTGACCCAAATTAATTAAATTTTTTCCAACATTATTAAAAGAGCTGGACATTGATTGAGCAGTCTGTGCAACCTTATTATTTACTTGTTCTAAATTTGATTGTATCTTCTTTAATTGAGGGCTTATGTTGTCAACTAAATCGTATATGTAAGATATTTTAAACATTTTTTTCTAGTTGTTTATTAATTTTTTCAGCTTCTTTTTGTAGCCTTAAAAGTTTTGGTATTGGTTGCGACTCCAGCCAATCCATACTCGCTGACCCCTTATAAAAATATGCAAGGT